TGGCAGGCGGCGCAAAACTTGGCGGATGTTGCGCGGGCGCTGGCAAACAAAGCAAAGGAGAAACAAGAGTGAACGACCTAGAAAAAAAAGCAATGTTAGCGAAAGCGATAGAAGCGGATAAGGTGGCGTGGGATACGGCGAATAAATCGTGGACGGCGTGGCGGGAAGCGGTGAAGTGGGCAGCGGTGGCGAGAGAAGCAAAAATAGCGGATGCGTCAAGAGCGTGGGCGACGAAGGCAGAAAAGAAGAAAGCTCGGCTGGCGGTTGAGAATTCATACGCTTATTTTCCTCTGTGGCTTAAGCCGGCCGTGGAAACGGTTGCCACAGATGCCGTCAACCACCCGGCCCACTACACCGCCGGGGCCGTCGAATGCATCGACGCCATTGCCGCAGCTACCACGGGGCTATCAGGATTAGAAGCGGTCTGCACGGGGGCTGCTATCAAGTACCTGTGGCGTTGGAAGCTGAAAGGAGGCGCGCAGGACCTGGAGAAAGCGCGCTGGTACATCAATAAACTTTTGGGTGAGACATGACTGAAGACGACAAAATTATAAATTTAATTGCTTATGCGCGGTTTTTTCGCAAATGGTCGCATGTAACTCCTGTTGTTTTTTGGGAAGAAATTGAAATTGCGCTGCATGACGGCGTTGATGCCCAACAAATATCAATGTCTTATGATGTCCCTGTTTGGTTAATAGAAATTTTTTTTGAACAATGTATTTTGCCAAAATCCACATGATTCATTATCACGGCTCTCCAATTACCCCGGCGTCATGCGCGGCAAAAGTTTTAAAAGGAAAACACGCCATGATTTCATATCACAATCCAGAGCAAATTGAGATTGCCGCTGAAGTATGCCAAAGCATTGTTTTAGACAATGGCGCATTTTCCGCGTGGTCGTCTGGCGTTGAATTTGACGCGCCGGGATATTTAATTTGGGCCAAAAATTGGCTTCGTCACCCAAGTGTAGATTGGTGTTTAATTCCAGACAAAATTGATGGAACTGAAGCCGAAAATGCTAAATTTGTAAGAGATTGGCCGTTGGCAAAAACCCTTTCAGTGCCTGTTTGGCATTTGCACGAGTCGTTGGAATATTTACGCTGGTTGTGCAATTCGTTTAGTCGAATTGCGCTTGGATCAAGCGGGCAATACCGAGATCCCGGCGCTTTACATTGGTGGGGAAGAATTCACGAAGCTATGCAAGTTATTTGCGATTTAAACGGAATGCCTAAAATTAAAATTCATGGGTTGAGAATGTTAGACCCTGTAATTTTTTCACATGTTCCACTTTCATCCGCTGACTCGACCAACGTAGCGCGAAATATTGGCATTGATTCTAGGTGGACGGGCGCATATTCGCCGGCATCAAAAGAGTTAAGGGCGTTAATCATAATGGATAGAATTGAATCTCACGCTTCGGCAACAGCATGGAACAACGAATCAAAAGGTGTGCAACAAAATTTTTCTTTATTGGGATGAATTGGAGAAAGCATGACAGACGAAGAATGGATTAAAGAACTAATCGGCAAGAACGACAGCCTTCGCGCTCAAGTTTGGCAGCTCCGGCACGCGCTAGAGACTGCCAAACATCAAGGCCGCTGTCAGGCGTGCGAGCTTAGGGCTGAGGATGCCGCTCCCGCCGAATAACTTCAATGGCGCCAAGCGCGGCAATAACCGCACCGCCAATCGCATTGATCATGTCCGGCGAAACGCCAACGCCTAACGCACCCAGCATCAGCGCCAACCCGCGCCAGGTGCTGGGTTCTTTCATCCTGTCGATGAAGTAATTCATGCTCGCCCCCCAAATCGGATAGAGAAGTGGTTACCGTCGGGCTTCGAGAACCGCCCGCCCCATGCACAGTCAGTCCCGAGTGACTCCCAGTAGGCTCCTAGAGGCGTGTACGCCGAGCTAGCCGTCTGGTAGGCCCCATGCTTGAACAAGTTCAGATCTATCGCCAGACGCTCGCAGTGAAGGCTGCTGATGATGCCTTTGCCTGCCGCTGCGTTTAGCTTTGCCTGCTCCACACTGCGAAAGGCGTCACCAAAAGTTAGTTCGTAGCCGTTGGCGTAGGCCCACTCAATCAGCAGGCCAATCAAGCGGGTGAACCTGCGCTGCTTTTCGCCCAGCGTTTCAATCACAACAAGTCTACGCGATCGACCAGCTTGGTCAGCATCGCCTTAATCTCGTAAATGTCCCTGCGGTAGTCGTCTTTGAGGACGTAATTGACCGGCAGCGTTTCGCGCAACTTCGACAGGTCTGTACGCAATTCCCGCACTGCGCCCCAGATTTCTCGAGCGAGCCAGCCAGCGACCGCAAGGCAGGCCGACAAGGCGTAGTTGATCAGTGGTTGGTAGTCCATTTTTTACTCTTGATTAGCGTTATAAGTTGCGGCTTTGGTTGCTCCAAACCGGGTAGATGGCACTACGGTTCTTTTTGCTTTAAGCGTTTCAAGCATGTCTTTAGGGTTTAAGAATGCTTTGCCCAATTCGTTTTGGGTTTTTTTACTTGTCGATTGCCCAAGCAGGTTAACAAAATCCGCCGGGGAAACCCCGGTTTTGGCACCAACAACCCTAGAACCAATCCTTGTCGGTAAAGAAGATTCTTTTTTTAAAATATCGGTTAGCTTGCTTTGCCCGCTTGCCGCCATTCTTTTTACGGCAAAATCACGCTCGATTCCAGAGCCTAGCCTTTGCAAAACTTCCATTTCGCCGCCGGACATTTCTTTTAAAATATCGTAGCTGCCGGGGCCAAAAATCTTTTCAATTTTTTCCGGGCTTTTCCCGCCAACAAGCTTTAAAAAACCTTCCGCGTCATCTTCAAAAAGCTTTAAAGCCAACGCTGAGACTTCTTTTTGTTCAATTTCGTGAGCGCCTTTCGAAAAAGCCGCAAGATAATCCGTCCAGCCTTTGCCGCCAGCGGCTTCAATGGCTTCATCTATCAAACCTTTAATTGGCCCCATAATTTCGGCAGTTCGTTTATTTTGCGCCGACGGGTCAAAGCCACTTGCCGATAATCTTTTAGTGATTACATCATTGACCCCGGTTTTTCTAAGCTGGTACAAATCCCTTGCGTCAATAATCCCGCCATTTAAATCTGACAATCTGCGTATTTCCGCAGATATATCTTCCAACACCCCTGTTTGCACGGGATCTGCTCTGGTGCCGGGGGCGCGGGCTGTTCTGCCCAAATATTGCTCAATCTTAGAAGTATCTAACGGGGCTAGCCCCATATCCTTGATGGCTTGTAACTTTGATTCTGCCCCGCGAGCCTGAGCGCCATACATAAGGCTTTCGTCAGCGGCTGTATTGGCGACGTTCCCAGCCCTAGCGGCCAATTCAGACTCGTAAGTTGCCGATGGAGTAATCGGCAGTCCCGTTATGTGATGTTTATTTTGAGAAAGTTTTGTTGCTCGCTCTTGAGCCGCAGTCATTTTGCGAACAGTCTCCACGGACTCGGAAGCAGCCCGCCGTCCTTCCTCCATTTGCCGTTCAAGGATAGGGTTCACCGTTCCGCCAACATTGGCTAACCCTAAATTCTCATCCCTTTGCGGGCCAGTAGCGGCATTAAGGTTGCGTCGCGCAAGCTCTCTTGCGGCCCGCGCCTCGGTTTCAGTTGCCCCTCCGGCCAGGCCGGCAAGCTCAGCCTTTGCCGCCTGCTCTTGGGCGGTCAGCAACGCAAATTGACCGCCGGGGTTGGCTTTTGTCATGGCGTTCTCGCCCAACGCAAAAAACTCAGGCCGGTTTACGTTAACCGCAGCTTGAGTAGAAGTGACGCTCGGTTGCGCAGATCTCATTGCGGCTTCAATAGCAGGCAAATCGCTATCGGCTGCTTCGCGAATAATCTTGCCGGCTTTTACTTGCGCCAACCTGCCGGTGGCCACGTCCCTAATCCAGCCCGCCGCTTGAAGCGCGGGAGACAAAACGGTAAGCCCAGCGCCCAATGCCATGCCAGTTGCCACGCTGCCCGGCACATCTTGGGGGGTTTGCGCTAACGGGATTCCCATTGCGCCACCGGTAGTGCTGCCAGCCAAAGCGCGTTTAGCAAGGTTGCCAAAGAACCCGCCGCCTTCTGGAAGCGTGCCGAACCTAAGCGCATTGGCAACGGCTGGGTAACCAACTTTGGCCGCAGCCGCGCCTAAGCCCATAGGGACGGCTGACGCTGCCAACATGTTTGTAGTGAATCCACCCACCGCCCCTTCCGGGGTGTTAGGGTCAAAACCGCTGGATTGAAGTTTTTTTGCAAAATTAGCTCTGTTTGCTTTCCATTCTTCCGGGGTTTGAACCATCCCCATAGGAAGAGCCGCAATTCTTTCTGCGCCAGCAGCGCCGCCGCCTGCAAAGTTTTTTAACATCTCACCCGCGGTGGGGAGGAAATCCGAAATGCTAGATTGATAGCCTTCGCTGCTAGGTGCTTTAGGCTTGGCTAGTGCTAGCTCGACGGGAGGTGCAACAGGGGCGGCGGGAACAACGTTTAAATGCCGCTTGACCACTGCTTGAATAACCGACGGGTTTGTTCCATCAGGAAATTCCAGAGTAGTCCCGTCATGCAATTCAGCCGTCATCATGGAATTGGATTTCCTTGAGCGTCAAACCTAAATGTTTTGTTCCCGCCCGTTGCCGGCCCAGCCCCATCAGGCGGCGCAGCCCCAGCGGGCGAAGGAGTGGCGCCACCCTGAGCTTCTTTAGCGCCTTGCTCAAGAGTTTTAATTAGCGTGTTGTAATGCGTTTCTATATCGGAAAGGGCACTGGAAAGTGCTGCGGGGTCTTGAAGTTGGTCTAGTGAGGCAATGGTAGCTTGCAAAAATTCAATTTCTTTTACTGCAATTGCTCCCAATGCGCCGCCCGTTTTGGAATCTTCTCTCATTTGGTCTAGGCGGTCAAAACCTAGGTTTGCTTTTATAGTGCTGATTTTTCCGGCTAACTCTCTAGCCGCCGTTTGTGGCAGAAAACTTAACATTCCGCCATAACCTGCCGCCGTATTAAAACCAAGCGTTTTAGTTCCAGCTAATTTCTGAGCGTCGGAAATAGTGCTTAAAACAGTTTTGGCATGCGAAGCTCGGCTTTCAGCACGGCTTGCTTTAGATTTTTCATCCGCTGCCATTTCCATTTGATCTTTTAACGGAAGTTGAACCGGGAAAGGTTTGCCTGTAGTCGAGTCAATTACAGGCGTAGATCTGCCGTCGGGATGAACCATTGACGGCACGCCGTTAAGAGTTTGGAAAGTTGGCTTGCCAGCAGCGCCACCATTAGCAGCCCTGTCTCTTGCCGCGGCGGCACTCATTTCACTAGCTGCGGTTTGTCGATTTTTAATTTCGTTGTCAAAAACCTGCTGGTCTGCGTCAAGTATTTCTTTGGAACGGCCTAAAAGCGCCGCAATTCTTTTGCTGTCATAAGCAGGAGGAAACGAAGCAGCAACTTCCGGGCCTAGATTTTCAGCTAAATGCGGAATCATGTTTAGGTAAACAGCGTTGCGTTCTGATTCTGGCAAAGCATCTAATGATCGCAACGCATTCCCGTATTGAGTAATTTTATAATTTCGCGATTCTTGCTCTAATTTGGCTGTTTTGGCTTTATTTGCAGCAATAGTCGAATCTTGCGTATTAGCCACGCCTTCTGCCGTTCTGGCCGCAGCGCCAGCCTCCGGGCTAACTGCGAACAATTGGTTTGTCGTTGGCGTAGCGCCGCCAGCGTAAAGCGCCTTAACGGCGTTCTCGGTATCTAGCGCCCGCTGCCCCTTATCAATCGCCATCTGGTTAACAACGCCCGTCTGCTGGTAGTTCTTAAGCTGCATGATCTGCGCCATCTGGTTGACGGGATCTGCAAACTTGATAGGCGTCGGGCCTTGCGCGAGCATCTGGTTGAATGCGTCTGACATGTTATTTACCTAATAAAGGCCGCGGCTGAAGTTAAGCCCAAGCCCGGAAGAACTCGGAGTGTTTGAAAAACTTCCGGCAAATCCGGGGCCGGTTGAACCACCCCCGCCACCGCTACTCGGGAACAACCGATTCATCAGCAACGCATTCTGTAGCGAACTACCCGCGTTCGAGAACCCCTGATTCATCGAGTTCTGCGCGCCCATGTTGCCAGCAGCCGCCGCTTGCTGCCCGCCGGTCAGATACCCGCTAGCCCTGTTTTGGCCGCCCATGCTTATTTCGTTTTGCGTGTTGGCGTAGCCACGCGAGGCGTCACCCATCTGGCCGCCATAGAGCGCGTTGGTTGCGGAGGTGTTTTGGGCTGCGTTCATGCCGGCACCGGTCAACGCGCCAAGCGGGGTTAGCTGATTAGCGCGGTTGGTCTGATACCGCTGGTAAGCGTTCTGATATTCCTGCGACCCCATGTCCTGCCCGTACTGCTGGCCAGCTTTGAGCGCCCCGCCGGACATTAGCCCGCCGCGGGCGGCAGCCGTTGCATTCATCGCCTTCATGCCTTCGGCTAGGCGGAAAGCGTAGCCGGGGTCTTGCTGGAAGTCCGACATCTGGAAGTCTTTGGCATACCGCCCGTAATCAGCCGCGCCAGCATTGCCACCCTGCAAGCCCATCAGGGTGAGCAGTTGGTTCTGACCCGCAATGCCCGCTTGCCGGTAAGGCTCCATGTACGCTTTGTTCTCTTGATTGATGGCGTACTGCGTGTCTTTGTTCTGGTTGTACTGCTGCGTGTTCAGCGCCTGCGCTTTCTGCGATTCAGCTAACGCTGCGGCAGCAGCTAGTTTTAGCTGCTTCCGTAAATTCTTGCCCCCCCGCTTGGAGGCGTTAGCGCCAGATATGCCGCCTATAACTTGGCCAACTGCGCCGGCCCCGGCAGCGCCAGATGTAAAATCAGGCATCTTGATAATCCTCCAAAGCGAAAAACTTGCGAATCTCCGGCGAGACAATCCGCATGTGGTCGTAGCCGCCAAGCAGGAACGCGGTGGCGATGTGAATTTCT